GCGGTCGTCCCGGTGAGCGTCCTCCTTATCGCCCTCGCCAAGAGCGTTCTGAGCGCCCCGAGCGTAATACCGCGAAGCAAGAGCATCAACAAGAGGCATCGGTTTCGACGCCGGCACCCGTAGCAACCACTCCTGCCCCTACTACTACCGATGATGTTCCATCTACGCCTCGCACTACGGCGCCGAAGAAGCCTCGTCAGACAAAGCCTACCTTCTAGGCAACTAGATAATTATATTATATTATGTTAAATAAAATAAAATATAAAAAATTAATTTGTTATCAACAACATATGCTAACAAATTAATTGACAAATCTAATTACTTCTATTTTTTCTAGTCAAGAATATGCGCCGCATTTTTTGCTTCTTTGATAGATATTTGCTTCTTGTTTGTAGCGAATAATTCTTCCCAGGATATTTTAAAAATTTGGCACGTTTTTTACAGGTAAATCCACTATGTTTAAGACCTTTTCGCCGAAATATAGAATCATTACATATTCCAATAGCCTTACTCTCTGCTTCTGTAGGTGTCTCGGTATCTATTTCATCATCCGTTTTTTTAACCTTTTTAATACATTTACATAATTTATCCGCGAGTATTTCCTCCGCTTTATGTTTAATAGTTTTAGAACTATCTGTAGAAGAAATCGGTATATTATAATAGTTTAATATTTTTATATAATCATCTTTTTTTAGAATACCCATTAACTACTAACTTTCGGATTCCGGATTATAGTAAAGTTATATTACAAATAGATAAAATTATAAAATAATTCATTAATTTCGTAATTCATTAATAAAATAATAAGCATTAATTATAACAAAAATATATAATCATATTTTATATTCGTTTAAATGCCTAAACCCACAAAAATAAATTTTAAGCCTAAAAATAAAAAAGTAATAGTTTTTGATTTAGATGAAACGCTTGGCAGTTTTGGAGAATTGGGTTCATTTTGTAACGCATTAGACGAATACTATGGAGATAAACAATTATCATACAATATGTTCAATGATTTACTGGATCTATATCCTGAATTTATACGCCCACAAATTATTAATATTTTAAAGTATATTCTACAAAAAAAGAAAGAAGACAAGTGTAAATATATAATGATATATACAAATAATCAAGACCGTATATGGGTAGAACATATTAAAGCATATTTCGAGAAAAAACTAAAATCCAAAATATTTGAACAGGTTATATGCGCTTTTAAAGTCGACGGGCGGGTTCTCGAACTCAATCGCACAACACAAGAAAAAACGGTTGACGACTTTTTCCGATGTACTAAACTCCCGCGCGATATTGAAATCTGTTTCGTAGATGATCTGTTTCACCCAAAAATGGAAGAAGATAATGTTTACTATATTCACGTAAAAGCATACAAGCATTATATACCTACATCGACACTCGTAGACAGATATATGAATTCCCATTTGGTAAAAGATGTGAAAAATAAAGAAGAATTAAGGAGCTTTCTTATGTCGATACTAAAATACAATATTACTGAAAAAAGCAAACAAGAACAGGATGTCGATATTATCGTAAGCAAAAAATTATTAGAACATATAAAGGAATTTTTCGACAAGGATGAAGGAGGTAGCCTCGGAGATGGTGCAAATAGAATGATACAAGAATCACAGTCACCACATCATAGTCATCCACACTTTGATATAAACGGGAAACACAAATCATTTAAACGAACTAACGCAGCTCCCAAACGCAATAAAACACTTAAGAAAAAATAATTATAAATTTATGTTTTAGGCATTGGTGGCAGTTTTATATTAATATATATAGTTTATGTATTATATATTAATGTATGTAATGTAATGTAATGTAATGTATATAATGTATATAATGTAATGTATTATGTATTAATGTAGTATATAACTAATACGCATAATTTAACGACGGCTCTTACGATGTGATTTCTTATATTTTTTAGTGTGTCTTTTTCTTCTATACTGTTTTTTATTTTTATATTTATTATTTCTTCGGGTAGTTTTGTATGCCTTTCTTCTTCTGGATGATCTGCCGCCGTCGGTTTGATTGATAGGAGGACCAAAATAAGCTGCATACCCTCGTTGAATAGCTTCACTGGAAAGTGGTTGACTAAGTCTAGTAGAATCCTGTGAACTAGTTTGTAAATTTGTAGCAGATCCATCAGTAGAACTCTGTGAACTAGTTTGTAAATTTGTAGCAGATCCATCAGTAGAACTCTGTGAACTAGCTTGTAAAGGTGTAGCATCTTTAATAGCATTATCACAATCTTCATCAAATTTTTTAAATCTGTCAGTTAGTTCAAATGTAATTTTATAAAACTTCAAAAATGCAACAATCGCCTTTCTAAGCTTACATATAAATACCCCCATCTTGATCAGTAGAATTCGGACTAGGACCTGGTCTTCGACCAAAAACTTTTTTTTGAAAGCCGGAATGAAGAACAATTTTGAATTTTCCTGGGTTGTTAGGGTTGGATGTAGCTTCTAAAATTTCATCTACATATTTTTTGAATAAAGTTTCGTTATCTTTTTTAAGATTTGCTAAATCAGTAATTTCTTTACTAAACTTAGTAGACTTTTCATCAGAATAGCAACCTGTTATAACCGCATCTTGTATAATTTTAATAAGATCATTGTCATAAATAATATCTTTCCATACATTATTGTATCGTTTTATAGAATCTAATACTCTTACCATATTTATACCGCATTGTAAACCATATTTTTGCCCTTCTTTATAAATTTGTATTGCTAAATTCAATAATACATTTAAAAAATGATTATATCCACCAGTATTAATCGTATATAGATGGAGTTTATCATTATATTGATCAGTATTAGATTGAGATTGAGATGGTTCCATCTATCGTTTTATTGAAATTCTACCTATATATAATACACAATAAAAATATAATAATATAATAATAATTTTCCTATATATCGCTTAATTCGCACTTGCGTCATCACCAGAACCGACCGTTACAACACGTTTCAAATGTTTCTTCGTCTTTTTGTGGGCGTTCATATTCGAAAGCTGAACATCACACCCACACTCACAAATAACACGCGTCTTTGCTTTCTCTAAAATCTCAGCCCTACGTTTGAGATAGTAGTCCTTGTTATATACTTTGATCTTCTCATCATTTTCCCTATTATAATTCTTCTGGTATTCCAATTTCTTGTCGCGATGCCTGTGATAATAGTCACGAGGCGCGGCATCATCGCTTTCACGTTTTTCATAAAGCGTAGAATTGATGATATTGTTGACATTGTTTATATTGTCATTGACGTCTATCATAATTTTTATATTGTCATTGTTTTTGTTGTCGATATTGTTGATATTTGTTTTGCGTTTCATCAATATCGCGCTCCGTAATTCCCTCGACTCATTTCCGAAAATATTCTTCACACGTTTCGAAACGATAATGGACGAAGATGACGACACAGATGAAGACAAAGTTGCTGACATAGTATGAAGTGAATAGTATAAGTGCGTGTTGTGTTATTTACACGGGTTTTATTTCTACATATACTATTAAGCGCAATATTTGTTTCAATTTCCTGACTTCATAAAAACAAAAATATTAATATATAATATATAAATATAGCATACCTATATAAACATCAAATATGCATATAATTACACTAAACACCCTTGACGACAGAAAATATAAACCACTTGGTTTAGTAAGAGGAACAATTGTCCATTCCGTATCTTTTTTTAGGGATATTTTAGGAAATATAACTGGTCTTATTGGAGGAAAGAATTCGGCGATAAATCAAAAAATTGATGATGTTTACGCAGAAGCAATTATCGAATTGGAAAAATATACAAATAAAAAATACCCATCAGCTACGTCGATCGCTGGTGTAGAAATCTCATTAACCGAAATGCGAGAATTCATTATATGTGTCGCTACAGGGACAGCTATGGTCGAAATAGATACCATACCGAATCCTGTGCAGAATCAAGTTTTAAAATTGCCCCAAATGCCCCCAACTAGAGTGGCAAGAGGTGGCAAAAAAGGGAGAACGAAACGAGCATTGCGTAAATCCCGTAAATCGCATAAACATAGAAAATAATACAAGATAACAAAAAACAACAAATATATATCGTAATAAAAATAATGTATTATAATGATAATAATACATACACACATACACACATTATTTTTATTTATAAATAACATTAAATCAACTGCTGATTACAACCACACCCACTACCGCCACGCTTAACATCAAGTTTAGAACAGTATTTACAATACGTGCGTCTTCGATGCGTTCTTCTATGTTTATGAGTTCGCTTCAATCTTTTAACACGATTTCTCCTGCTTCTCTGGCTTCTCTGGCTTCTCCTGCGTCTACCACCGCCACCGCCACCACTACCACCACCTTCCTGTCCAATAATTATCTCATTATTGTCACCTATAAATCGTTCAGTCCTAATCCTACGTTTCATTTGCTTATCATAATTTTTAATCGCAGTCAATACGTTGTTATTATTCCCACTGCTATTCTTGCCCTTACCTTTTTTCGACTTATCCATAATCCAACGCTTGAATTCTTCATAACTCCTATCCTTATTATAAACCTCCGGGCTATGTAATTTCGACGGACTAAAATATAGAACAGTAGGAAATCCATTTACATTTGGCTTTATTCCGTGTTGATGGAACTTTTCGATATTACTTCTTTCCACAGCACCTAAAACAATATCATTTTTCATACTATCCTTTAGTTCTGTAACTACGCGATTCCAGGCAGGCATCATATTAACGCAATGCCCACATCCATCCATATGAAATAATACAATACCGTGTTTAGTTTTTAACAAGGCGATTTCATTATCAGTCAAACTTAATACTCCCCCAGTCATTTGTTATGCAATATATCTGTATATATCCGTATATATCCGTATATATATATTATATTTAGACAAAAAAATAATATATATGAGCATTTTATTAAAAACCATTTATTAAATATTCATATTTTATATATATATATTATATTATACAACAATAAAATGACTTATAAAATTATACTAATAACCGCATTATTTGTTATTGTTACATATTTCGTATTAAATTATACAAGCGCAGGCTTCCGGGAGGCATTATCGATGAGCATTGATGGCAAAGACACGAATTGTCCAAATATTTTAATACAAAAAGGCTCACAATTATATTTATATAATTCTAAAAAACTTAATGTGCCGGGCGTAAACCCAGTAACATTTAATAATTTAGAAGAATACACGGAATTCGTTGAGTGGCAAAAGGCATCAGGATTAGTATGTCCTGTCTTATATTTACAGCACTCCGAGGACACACAAGGAGAATCAGTATATAAAATTCGTCCCGGTCCTACAGATTTACAAGGAGGATTGCCTCCCATATCTTCCATAAGAATGCCTCCTCCTAGAAGGCATATAACCAAATTATTAGATGCTTCTCGTGACGATAAACCATATAACATAAACTCCTATCCCGGTTACGACGATTCAAATATAGACCAGGGCGAATTTACACCCGATATGATGCTCGACTATATAACACAATCCACCGGTCTAAGTCCTAATCCTATGGATCCGAATTGGGGAGGTGCTGATTTCACACAAGAGCTAGTCGACGCCGGTTACTACAATGATAATAATGTAGCTGTATCGGTTGGTCAATAAATATATTCGTATATCCACGCCACACCACGCCACGCCACGCCACGCTACTATTTCAATAGAAATTTCTTAATATTATCTACACATGTTTTGCTTATCTTACGTAACGCGCCAGAGTCTGTATTTAACATAAATGTATTCAATACGTCTGGCTCATTTTCAAGTTGATATAAGAGATTTTGTATTGTCTTATATTCATTCATAATTTGGGTCGCTATTTTAGAGCTTATTCCTGGCACACACGCCAACATTATTATGTTTATATTGTCCGGAGTAATATATTCGTTCTTATCTTTATGGCTTTTAAAAACACCGCAATATTTTTCACTTTCATCCTTATATGTAGGCGGCGTTATAGGCGTAGTAGTTGGCATAATCACATTTTCCATAATATCACCGCCGCTCACTACGCTCCCTCCTCCATAATAAGCACATCGTGTTTTATCAGCAACAGTCGTCTTATCATATTTATCAGCAAAAAAAACAATAATATCCGCCGTTTCACAAATCGAGTTCGTCCTAAATACCGAAAATCCCTTGTAATATAGCAAGGAAAACATACTACTAATGAGAATCTTTTTTGAAATACGCCCTTTTTTCTCATTGTATCTCTCGATATCGCCTTCAATAATATACACAATATTATGATTATGTATTGCCTCTTTATCGAGTCGAAATGACTGCTCTTTATATCTACCATCTTTTATACTCGCCGCGAGATCATACAGCGTCTTTCTCTCAAATATAAGAACTTGTTTCCCCATTTTGTCCTCGAATACGATATCGCCTATATGAAGTTGCTCCTTTTTTATTTTATGGGATTTCTCATTTTCTCCCGATTTTGATGTCTCACTAGTATTTGAAACATTACAGCACTCATCCACTACATCTACCTCCTGATAAAGATGAGGGGGGATCAAACATCGAGTCGCACCCTTACATTTACCTTTAGCGGCTGCAGCTGCCACAGCTTCCGCTACCGACTCTTTCTCTAAAATATCGATAGTATCTATGCGTCGTTCAATAAGAGGAAATAATTCTGTTTCACGATTGTCTACTATGATAAGCATTATGATATATAGTGCTTATAGAGTATATGGGTATATGGGTGCGTCGATTAAAACAGAGAATGTAAGTATTCTATAGTATAATATGATAATACTTTGAGTGTTATAATATTATATCGAAGAGTTTCTAAATGGTTTATATATTTATAATTTAGGCCCAGCGTGGCGAGGGGCGTCATAGTATTGTCTAAACTTAAATAAGTAATCCTTATTAAGGGCCGGAACAGCAATTTGACTTCTCTGCGCAAACGGTATCATAAATCCTGTTCCGGATGGTTGCGCTCCACCTTTCTTCGTTCCACCACCATTATGCGTATTGGCATAAAGACCATCAGCGGATCCAGGTCCGCTAAACAAGACGCGACGCGCCGTTGCAGAGCGTCCATTGCGACTTTTTGGTGCGTTTCTTTGAGTCATCTAAATATGTATGTATATGTATACGTATATAATCTTGTAATATTAAAATTCAAGATTATACAAAATATAAAAATATAATGAAATACTTATCGGCGTTTATTATGAAACTACTATTAATAGTAGTATTAAATCCAAGTTTGCTTACCACCACCCTTAAGGATGTTGATACCAGGAGACCATTGTGACCTACCGATACCACCAGTTGCCTTGTTGCTAAATATGAGACCGTGTTTCTTCATATAAGCAAAACCATCTTTACAACCGGGAGGGAGACACTTCCACTGACAATAGTTAGTATCCTTGCGATACACGTTCAAAAGATTCGGATTCAATCCTACAGTGGGGGCAAGACCCGCCATACTGCCAAAGATACATCCATTATTCGTAAGAGAATCAACTCTTAAGACTCTACCAACAAGTCCTGTTCCAACCATTTTATGCTTATTATATATATGCTAAATATTATATTTGTATCATAAATATTATATTTGGTCATAAATATTATATTTGTATCATAAATATTATATTTGTATCATAAATATTATATTTGTATCATAAATATTATATTTATGTTCTAAATATTTTATTGTATAAACAATTATTCATTACAAATATATGGGAATATATGGGAATATATGGGAATATATGGGAATATTATTTTTAAATAGACTAAATTGAAATAGTTTAAAGATATTTATTGAATACTATTATACGATACCGCTAACAAAGACAATAATATGACATCCAGCGAAACATCTTCCCCTAAATTATCCAACCCTGAATCGAAAAATATATTAAACGATTCAGATATTCTTCCGTGTGAAGATGGCTACATTTTCAATCCATATAACCCGGAAAATAGAGAGATTACATTGAATGAAGTTCAATCTATTCTTTCATCATATGGAATTCCTGCGTGTCTTCATAATTACGACCTTTATCGCCGCGCCTTCATACACGCATCATATACGAAAAGACCTCAATTAGAAAATGCCCGCGAGAATATAAAAATTATGCCTCAACCTTCGAATTGTATTGCTCTGAAGACGAAATCAAATGAACGCCTCGAGTTTCTTGGTGATGGTGTCCTAGAGTGTGTTACAAAATACTATCTTTATCGTAGATTCCCTAAAGAGAACGAAGGTTTTATGACCGAAAAGAAAATCGCCATTGTCAAGAACGAATCTATTGGCAAATTTGCGATCGAAATGGGACTACATAAATGGTTTATTATTTCCAAACACGCAGAGGAAAAACGCACAAGGACGAATCTTAAAAAATTGGGCTGTCTTTTCGAAGCATTTATTGGAGCATTATTCCTAGATTTCAATAAAATAAGTATTCACGATGATGATAAATGGTTTGATAATGTATTTGTGACGGGTCCGGGATTCCAAATGGCGCAAAAATTTATTGAAGCAGTATTTGAGCGACACATAGACTGGATTGCTCTCATCAAAAACGACGACAATTATAAGAATATTCTTCAGGTGAAGATTCAGAAAGAGTTCAAAACGACACCAGACTATTTAGAAATTCAACACGATCCTGAAAGTGGGTATACTATGGGTGTTTATTTATGTTTAGGCAAAGAAATATACCATATGGATTATAATGACGCAATTAAGTATAGCGATTTAAATACATTTGCGAATATTCGTAAACATTATGAAGAGAAAGGGTATATCCTAGTTCATTTTGCATCTGGAACACACAAAATCAAAAAAAAAGCGGAGCAGATGGCTTGTGAATTTGCGCTACAGTGTATGTGAGCAACGTCAAAATAAATAATGACGTAATAATAACTTAAATATCTATTATTAATGATAATACTTATTATATTTTTATTCGTATATTATAAATTATAATGGAACAAGATACTGAACTCGAAGCAAGGATACAAAATTTAGAATCACGATTATTAGAATCCAATCAAAAAATTTCAAATCCCGCTCAAGCATCTAAAGCTGATATAGAAGAAAATAGGGAAATTAAAGAATCGCTTCAACGACAAAAATCAAAACGATTATCTTTAATGCCATCACCGTCTACCATTAGTGTAGGAGCATTAGGTTCTTTATTATCATCAGTTAAAGGTGTATTCGGTTCTAACGAAGATTCTGCACAATCATCAGCATCAGCGGCAGCGGAAACAAATGTGACATCTGATCCTAAAGCTCTTTTGCCACGGTCTGTTCATGAACAGTCTATTAAAGATAGAGCGGTTTTACTTCAACAGCAACACCAGGGCGAAGAAACAACTGAGGAAGGCGATGTTCCGTATGATCCGAAATTACAACTTCTACAAGCCCCTGAAATAGGTCCTCGTATTCTTCCAAGTGGCCAACCGGGTGTAAACTATGCTGAGCAAAGAATGATTCACGCTCTCCAGACAAATTTAGCACCTCCATCTGTATTACAAAGACTCGAAGATAAAGCGAAACCCGGGATCGGTGACGCGACAAACGCGCGCCCAGTTCCAGAAAAACGCCAGAAAGTTGTTATTAATATGGTTGCTATGCCTCCTGCAAGCGTGGAAGGCGCGATCCAGCCACCAAATATAGTTATTGTAAATAAAGCAAAAGAAGAATTGGTTGACCCTAAATCAATTTACCAGAATCTTCGTAACGTATTGCCTATACGATTGGCTAAACCTCACGAAATGATGGGTAAATCTTTGGCATCTAAAGTAGCAGCGCCATTCCCATCTTCAGAAGCAGCATCAAGTCTTACAAGACAGATCGTTATTATACGAAAACTTCCGAGTAAGATACATCTCGTCGAAGATGCGTCTCTCATTCTTAGTATGGGTCATAAACTCCAAGCGAGTGGTGTCGATGCCGATGCCGATGCCGACCAATCATCATCAGTATTGACAAGCAGCGCATCAACTCTTGTTAAAAAGGCACGCGGACGCATAACCGATGCACCAACATTTGGCGCAATGAGTAGCGACATAGAAAGTATGGTGATAACCGACGCCGCCGTTCGTGAACGATTGCCTAGAGCGCGTCCGCCTGGCGTTATTGTTTCAAATTACTATATGAATAATCGTGAGAAATTTATCAATTTTATTAATCAGCTTTTTATGCGATACCACGAAGAAATATCTAGTCAAAAAGAACAGCTTTCGTGTGACCCATCATCTACGTCCGATTTTTCTCTTTTAACGCACCAAAAAATAGTTCGCGATTATCTGAATATATACACACCATATCGCGGTCTATTATTATACCACGGTCTTGGAAGTGGTAAAACGTGCTCATCTATTTCAATTGCAGAGGGTTTGAAAACTCATAAAAATGTCATTGTTATGACCCCTGCTTCGCTGCGTAGAAACTATATAGAAGAGTTGAAAAAATGTGGTGATGATATATACAAGAAAAATCAATTCTGGGAATTTATTCCGATACAAAGTGCAGCTGATCCGATGATACAAACATTGTCCGCGATTTTAACACTGCCGCGCGAATTTATTACTCGTCAAAAAGGAGCGTGGCTTGTCAATGTTAAAAAGCCGACCAACTATGAATCATTAAATCGCGATCAACGCACTAGTCTGGATGAACAACTAAATGCAATGATTGACGTAAAGTATACGTTTCTTAATTATAACGGAATGAGAATGAGTAACTTAAAAACATTATCCGCCGATTTTAGCAAAAACCCTTTCTCAGATCACGTAGTAATCATCGATGAAGCCCATAATTTTATTAGCCGCATTGTAAACAAACTGAAGCGCAAAGATACTCTTCCGATGCGTCTTTATAATATGTTGATGCAGGCCGAAAATATAAAGATTATTCTTCTTAGTGGAACGCCGGTTATTAACTACCCCAATGAAGTAGCCGTGCTTTTCAATATTTTGCGCGGCTATATTAAAACGTGGAAAATCCCGCTTCAGATTACGTCTCAGTCAAAAATAGACAAGAAAGTTATCGAACAGTTACTTGCCAATGTAAACATATTGGACTATATTGATTATAACGATAGCTCTCGCGTGCTTACGATAACGCGAAACCCTTTTGGATTTGTAAACGTAAATGATCGCGGAGAATATATTGGTGTTGTAAAAATAGCACCGGAGGGTGATTCGCCGTATGTTAGTGATACAGATTTCGAACGCCTGGTTCTCGCTACGCTTCGTGGGCGGGATATAAATGTTATACCTGGAAGTATAACAATCGAGAATCATAAAGCATTGCCTGATAGTCTCGACGCATTTCGGTCGTATTTTATAGACGCAGAAACAGGGAATGTAAAAAATATCAATATGTTTCAGCGACGCATTATAGGTCTTGCCTCATACTTTAGGAGCGCACAAGAACAGCTTATGCCGGCATATGAGAAATCTATAAACTTCCGTGTTGTAAGAATTCCGATGAGCGACCATCAGTTCGCCGCCTATGAGAAGGCACGCGAAGCAGAAAGAAAATTGGAAAAGAAATCCCGGTCTAAACGCCCCAGTAAAGGAAAGGCGGGCTCGGGTGCTGGAGGCGAAGATATCTATGAAGATGCCGTGTCCACATATCGAATCTTTTCACGATTATATTGTAACTTTGTTTTCCCCACCGAAATACATCGCCCGCTGCCGAAAGAGGGTGAAGATGTAGAAGGAGCAATAAACGACGGCACAAATGAAGAAGATGTAGATGCGATTAGAGCAGAAGAAAGAACCGATAATTTAAACGGAGAACATACAAGTGACGATATTGAGGAAATGACCGAAAGTATTGCGAAAAAGGTCGACGCCACGTATTCGAAACGTATAGATATCGCATTGGCTAAACTGGAAAGTGGAAAACAGCGATACTTGACGAAACCGCAGGATGGTGGCGAGTTACAGAATTTTAGTCCCAAGTTTTTAGCGATGTTGGAGAATATACAGGACCCGCATCATTCCGGGCTACATTTGGTGTATAGCCAGTTTCGTTCGCTTGAGGGTATTCGTATTTTTTCTATGGTCCTAGAGGCAAATGGTTATGCACGTTTTCGAATAAGGAAAGATAGTTCGGGGAATTGGATATGGGATATAAGAGACGAAGATAAGGGAAAACATATGTATGCTCTATATACCGGAACAGAGACAGATGAAGAGCGCGAGATCATAAGGAATATATTTAACAGCACGTGGGAATATGTGCCTGCCAATATAAAGCAACAACTCCAGCAAAAATCGGGGAATAACTTTATGGGCGAAATTATTAAAGTGCTTATGATTACGGCATCAGGCGCTGAAGGTATTAACTTACGAAACGTCCGTTGGGTTCATATTACAGAGCCATATTGGCAGCCAGTGAGAATCGAGCAAGTTATTGGGAGGGCTAGACGCATTTGTAGTCACAATGACCTAAAAGACGAAAAACTTCGCACAGTAAATGTAATGTTATATATAATGACATTTACGCCGCAACAGATGGCAGACGATTCGTCACTGCAGCTTAGGATTAATGATGTGAGCAAGAAAAATGCGCAACAGCCTTTGTCGACTGATGAGGCGCTGTTTGAGATATCGAGTATTAAGGAGGAGATTAACCATCAGTTATTATTGGCGATAAAACAAGCGTCGATTGACTGCGTAATACATCGTGATTCTGCTTCGAAGGAGAGATTGAAATGCTTTACATTTGGAAGCGTGACTTCGAATAAGTTTGCGTTTTCTCCTGCGATCGAGAATGAAGAATCGGATGCTGCTTCGGCGCGAAATACGAAACAGACGACATTGAAATTGGTTTCAATGGAGATGAAGATTGCTGGGGAGAATAAACAGTTTGCGTATGATAAGGTTACAAATATTGTTTACGACTGGGGAAGCTACCTGGTGGCAAAAGAGGTGGGTGGTGAACCACTTGTCGTTGGACAAATAGCTAAGAATGCTGAGGGTAAGATGAAATATGTGCCGATAACAGAAGCGACGGCGGGAGCATTATCAAGCAGACCATCGAAAACACCAATACCAATACCAACACCTAAAAAAAAGGATAGCGGAAGTGGAAGTGGAAGTGCTGGTGCTACTGCCAGTGGTTCAGGAGGAGTGGCAAAATCGAAACCATAACTCATTGTGATGATTATATTTTAGTGTGTTTGATATAATGTATGATATAATGTATGATGTAATACATTATATAATATGGGTAGATGTGGATATATATTGTTATATAATATTTATATTTATATTTTTATTAAGTTAATGAAGA